TCAAAACTAGGAAGTGAAAGAGCAGAAGAAGTATTAATAGACGCATTTCCAACAGAAGAACCATTTTTGTAAAGATACACAGTAGGATAAGAACTACCACTATAACTACTACCTGATGATGAAGCTAGTATCTTAAAGCGATAAGTTCCTGTTTTTTTGATTGTAAGAGAAACGCCCGTATCTGTTTCGTTTGAAGAATTTGTTACTTTTGACGTTGTCCATGAAGCCATAACAGGTGTATCTCCTGCTGTTATAGTAGATGGAAGTCCAGAACCAGTAGTAGAACCACCAGAACTAGACCCTGTATATGTTCCCATTACTCCAAAAATAGAAATACCAGACTTAATATTTCCTGCAACTAAATTTGCATCACCTTTTATTTTTTGCGTTCCAGTTAAATATTGACTACCTGCAATATACTGATCTGTTGTACTAGGTGTGATATCCTGTCCGGATAATTCAGGCATATTACCGATTATTTTTCCTTCTTTGCCGTATGCAATTTTCCCTTTTTTTACATCTCGATGCTCTATTGTTGCATCGCTTGTATCATATCCAGATGTACTGCTAGATTCACATGTACCGCTTACTCCAAGAATCGTTACTCCTTTTTTAATATTCCCCGCAATAATTTTATTTTGCTCGGTCGTTGAAATTTGAACCGTTCCTGAACCACTATGTTTACCAGAAGGTATTGTATAAACTTCACTTTTACTACTAATGGTTTTATTTACCGTTCCTACATTTGTCATTGTTCCAGAAACTAATGTTCCATTTGAATTGACTATTTTCTTTCCACTAAGAACATCTTCTGCTGTTGCGGTAACGGAACTAACATCTTTATACCCACTTATTACTTTTTCAACAGCACTATCAATTTCTTGACCTGTATGTGTTAATGTATAACTTGCCATTTAATTCATCACCTCCGCCACCATATCGTCAATCTGTTTTCCAGTATATATAGATGTATAAGCAGCTTTTATCTTTATTGTATTGCCATCAGAATCAACTAGGCTTTGACCATTAGCATCTACTAAATCTGAAATAGTTGCTTGTCCTTCAAATACATAATCTTCAAAATCGAGTGTATTACCATTACGGATAAGGTTTCTAGCTCCGATTTGCGAGCTTATGTCATCCTTTGTCGCTACGACTTTAGATGCTACTGTGAAATGTGTTGCATCAATGCTTAGTTCGCCAGTTACAGTATTAAAATCAAACAAAGCATTCTTTCCGGTAAGTTTAAAACTACCATCTGGAAGGAGTTGCATTGGCGTTACATTTTTACCTGTAAGAGAGCCATCTCCAGCTCCTATCCCAGTTGTAGAAATATAAATTCCGCTGACTGGGTCTTCCATAGTTTTTTTCCCGCTGTATATAGCGTTTCCACTGATATCGAAATTGGCAATTTTTGCTTTAAATGCCGACAGATCAACAACATCAATAGAGGCCGCTTGAATCTTCTGACTATTTACTTCAGCCTCAGATACTCCATTGGCTACATTTATAGCTTTTACGATAGAATCCTGTCCATCCGGCCCGGTGATAATTAGTCTGTCTGTTCTGATTGTGCCAGCTGTAATTGTGTCTGCATCAATCGATTTAATCTTAGCAGACTCAATCGTTGCATCCGCTATCTTAGCGTTTGTAATGGACCCGTTTTGAATTGTTCCTTCCCCAATGGAACCGTTTTTAATGACTCCATTCTCAATCCATGCATTATTAACATTTGCCAAGTCTATATCAGCTTTATTCGCCTTTAGATTCTTGATATCTGCATTGTTTGCCTCTAAATCTTTTGTTTTTATCCAGTCAGTTTCTACACCTTTAATGCCAGTAACAACACCATTTGTAATCTCAAAGGATGAGTTTACTATCTTTACTGTGCTATCTGATGCTTCCAATTTATTGTTGATGAGAGTAATATCGTTTCCTTGGCTATTAACTTTGTTATTTATTTCGGTGATAGTATTGCCTTGCTGTTTTATTGTGTTGTCCAGCTGAACAATTGTATTATTTTGCTGAATTATATTATTATTTAACTGAACAATTACATTTCCTTGTTCATCAACTACAGATATGATTGCTTTGATATCGCCTCTTGCCAGATCAGCCAATTCCCTCGCTTTAATTGCAACAGAATCATCCGTAGGTGGTGCTGTAATGTTTCCTGTTAACCATGCTCTTCCGCCGCTGACTCGTATTTTTACAGAGTCACCTTCCTTACAATTAATAGCCATCTGGGCTGGTGTTTCTTCTGCTCCTCCTTCTATGTGAACATATGCTGTCTTTTCATCAACACGCAAGACTTTTGCAACTGTATCATATGGTTTGGTTCTATTCTGCTTTGTTATTGAGGCAATTTCTTTCACGAATTCATTCAATACTTTCCACCTCCTCTTCTGTTTTACATCCATGCGAAAGTGACAAAGTTTGTGACGTGATTCTAAATTTTCCAGTGAGATTATGCTGAGGATAATTTAGATCTACAACATCACCTAAAAAAATATTTTCGAAAAATCGGCGGCTGTAGTGTATTGTTCTTGCAGGCTTTTGTAATTCTTTCAACTTCCGAATAGCATACGAAGCTATACTTTCTCCGCCAGCTAATTCAACGCTTGTTTCTGATTTCCACACTTCTCTTCCACGATTTACTGTCGATAAGAAACTGTTAGGACTATCATCCCTTGCAATCGCTGCACCATAATCATCATTTATTGCCATGAAACAGTTTGGGGTATCATACCAATCAAATGTATCAGTGATATCACATTCTATTATGTCATTATCATTAATACCGGCTGTGAGATTGCTATTTTCATCATTTGCGCAGATAACAATGCTACCATCTCCGCTGATTCTAATTCTCCACCCTATGGCATCAAGTACATGCAGTGCCATGCTTAGCCTTGTTTCTCCATCTTCTGCGACTATACTTTCCGTTGTGATTGGTGATGTTCCCTCTATGTATACCGGAGCAGGTATGCAATCAAACAGATTTTTGATTTGCTTTGCTCCGCTCCCAGCAGGGACATAATAGCCACGAGGTAAAATCATATCGTTTGCCGGTTTGAGAACCGAATAACATTCTATGTTATAAGTAGCCCGTATCCCATTAAGCTTTCTTTCAGGAAATGCAGTTAGTCCAGTAAACAGAGGGGCTCTTACACTTGTCCCGCCTTGCTGAGCTTGTAAATAAATACGAATCCAGCACTCTTTATCTGTTATTTGTTCGGTCATTGTTATGGAGGCAGACTCTCTTAAATCTGAAGAGCTATCACGGTCTATATTTCCTTCTGTAAATTCAAATTCCTGTCGATCTGTCCATGTTTTAGGATCAACTGTTGTTAGAATATATCTTGCTGAAAATCCTCTACTCCAATCCATCATGTCACCTCATTAGGATGTTCTGCATTCCATTGTTCTTGCGTAATCGCATCCTGTTCTTGTGTTTCAATTCTTGATACCGCCAACGAAAAATTGATAATTTGCGGAGTGTTTCCATCCACTGCCTCTGCCACTTGGATATCGCAGGCGAAAGAAGATCCTTCCGGTGTTCTTATGTGACAGACCCCTGGATAATCAGCCAGACGGCGCATTTTTTCTATCAGTTCTGTTTCGTCCAGGGATACACTATTGGCACTCAGTTTTAAGTCTCTTTCAACTGCTTGATTCCAGTCACCTTGCACAGAACCGCCGAGATAAGTCGTCCTCTCAAAATCTTTTTTCCATGAATTGTCCAAGGTCATATCATATTGAAGTTCTATCATCTCTTCATCAAAATTAATGATTGTCTTTCCCTCTGAAAAATCAAAAAAATAATAACTCCAAGCAAAAGAATTTTCTGCTGTAATATAATCTCCATTCGCCGTCTTGCCTACTACTAGGATTCCTCCATTATCATTCAGAGCAGGGTATGGATCTATATAGTCTTGGGCATAAATGCCATCTGATAGGATTAACTCCGGTCTGTCCACACTTAGTCGATACAGATCAAAACTATCACCTTCTGCGTAATCGATTGGTTTCGCAACATTAATAATTGCAATTTTATTTTTTTTATCGGCTGACACTATAGCTTGCGGAACTTCCGGTTGATGTTTCCATCGTACGACAAACGGTATCTTCTTTGTTGCCACATGCTCGTAAATATCTGTGAACACAATCTGTATGCTATATCTGGCACCATCATCCATCTGTCCGATTAGGTCATTTAGTCCAACAGTATAGTCATCCGTTTCGTCACCGGTAAAGCTGGCAATGATTTCATTACAAAAATGTTGTTCCTTTAATCCGTTCGGGCGGAGAATATAATAATCTTCATCTCTGACAACCGTTACTTTTGCTGTGCCAAAAGAATCCCCGAAGGAAGGGGATATTGTTAGTGGTAGCTGCTCCAAATAGTTTGTTGTGCCTTCCGATGATTCTGGTACTGTCTGGTCGCTTGTTTCCGTGGTAACATCGCCAGAATTATATGTGGTTGCTTCCGAAACAAGATTTGTTGTAACGCTGTCTATCACAGGTTTTGCAACGATTTCGACAGCTACGGAATCTGACCACGCTCCTTCCTTTCCTCCTTGTGCTGTAACCATTGCTTTTAAATAATGGGTTTCTCCTACATTCCACAGGTTGCCCGAAAGACTATTTGCAGCATAGATTTTGTTAATGTTTTCAATCGTTTCTGATAATGTTTCCATGCCGGAAGACATCATTAAGACAACAACGTTTCCATCTTTTCCTTTAACCGGTTCATCGTTAATCGCTTCTGCTATTTTTATGCTCGCTTTGCTGTTTCCGGTGTAGCCGACACTGCAAATAACTGTGTCGTCCATGGCAAGATAATTTTCTGTCGTTGCAAGCGTAGGAGTCGTTGGTGTCTCGCTCAGAGATACGGAAACCGTATCAGACCAAGGAGATAACACTTCCTCGTCCCCAGAGGTGTCCCGCAATCTTACGCGGAAATAATATGTTTTTGCCGATTCAAGAGAGCCGATATGCCACGTGGTCTCCCTGTCCTCTACATCATAAGTAGTTGGGGCATCCGTACTAATCCATGCGTCCTCATGATCCGCCCATGATATGGTAGCTGCATCTGCATTTTTCCACGACCAATCCCAAGTTAATTCTACGGTATCAGATGCCACCGCCATTGCAGTTATATTTTTCGGTGGGACTGCGATTTTTCTTGTTTCTGAGTAAACCCACCCGGACTGCATGAGGGGACTGAGTTTGTAGGTGGTGCCAGACGCTCCGCTCTGAGGTGTGGAAGTTCCGGTAAAATTCTTGAGGGCAATCTGGTATTCAGTGCCGCCGGAAACGTCCGGACACGTAACTGTGATTGTGCCCTCCTTGTCAGTGATCGCGATAACGCCTTTTTCCTCGTTGTCTATTTTCATCCAGATTGCTGTTTTGGCGTCAGGAACCCCTGTCTTTCGCTCAACACTATTGATGGTAAGTGTTGTTCCCGTTGCCGATACCGTATCAAATGACGGGGATTTTAAAGCCCCTCGCGCCGCTACTCGTGGCTCAGAATACGCATATTTTTTATCATGTATGCTTTGCACTCTTGTCCACATAATCTGGTCTTCCGCTATGCCATCGTCTGTGTTAAAATCTGCTGACACCGTATAATCATGGTACGCAACAGTTACTCCGGTACTCCATGATGTGCCAGTATATCTTTCTCCACTTTCCGGTGTGTCTATGGCGTATTGTAACTCCATGGAATCCACGGGGCGGTCTTGTGGCGATGCCTGCACCCAGTTTGCCCATACATAGCGGCTAGAGGAGCCTATCTCTTTGCTTCCTGTGCTCTGTATGTTTGGGCGCTCTGGGATGCTGTAATAATGATACGCATAACCCCAACCGGAATCTCCGGCACACCCTCTTGATTTTACCCTTACAATACGACAAAATGTCTTATTTTGTGTCGGAGAGCCATCCTCTGTTATCGCCCATGTTCCAGATGCTCCTGTATAGGATGTATTGGTAAAGCGAGCGTTTGCAATGGCGCCCTTATAGTTTGTCATTAATGCGGTCTGTACCTGCGTCCTTGCAAAATGCCTTGCATCATTTGCCTCGTATGAGGTATTCCAAGTAAATGTACCTTTATTTGCGCCAGTATCATCAAGAGAATAAGAAACGGAAGGGGCATTTGGTGCATAAATGGTAAATGTCTTTGTGGAATGTGCAGCTGTATAGGTATGCTTTTTATCACTTTTTGTTTTGCCCTTTACCTTAAACTCTATTGCATTTAATAATTTTGATGAGACAGGATAATAATTTTTTGCATCAAGTGCTACTGTTTTTTTTGTTGCTGATTTTCCTACATCTATTTCTTTCCATTTTGTCCAATCCCACTTGGAAGCACCGGCATTTTTTGTATGTAGACGATACCAGAGCCACTGCCCATCTTCGTATTTTTTTGCCGGTATTTTCCATTCAATCGTAAACTTTAAACCGTCTCTTGATATAGTCAGACCACTGGGAGCAGCAGATTTTTTTTTCTTTGCCATTATGCCATTTTCACCTGCCTTCTAAGCTCGCTCGCCATTCTTCTTCCCCATTCTTCTGGGTTATCTGCGCCATTTACGGTCACATTGATAGTTACATCATTTTTTGTTCCCTGCGTTGCTTCACGTATGTCACTCATCAGTCTGCTACGACCGTATAACATCTCATCCCCCGCTTCTCCTGCTCCGAATAAAGTAGCATCTGAAAATACATATGGATTTTCCATAGCTTTTTTATACCAGCTCACATTAAAATGTGGCAAACTTCCTTTGCCTCCGATACCGAACGGAGCCTTGCCGCCTGACACACTGACATGCGGCACTTTCAAATGCGGCAGTGACCAAGAAAACTTAAACGCTCCTTTGAATTTAGATACAATGCCTTTGATAATGTTCCAAGCCTTCGACAAGATGCTTTTTACTGTGGATGGAATCTTTGAAATCCCATTTTTAAGTGCTGCGGTTGCAGCCTTGCCACCACCTGATAAAGTGCTCTTGAATCTGCTCATGGCAGTTCTCGCCCCGCTTACTACTGTATTTTTAAAAGATACTATAGCATTCTTTGCGGTACTGACCATCTTAGAGAAAATTGTCTTGACGCTTGTTACGATACCATTAATACCACCTTTGAAAGCATTTGCTGTTCCCTTGGCACCACTCACCAGCAAATTCTTGAATTTTTCCATTGCTGTTTTTGCGCCATTAGATAGAATATCTTTGAGTTTCCCTACCGCAGATTTTGTAAATCCAGAAATCTTTTCTGGAAGTGCTTTCACACCATTTACAATACCTGTTACAATCGACTTTCCAAGATTTATCCAGTTAAAAGCCGTAAGCACAGAAACAATGGCTGTGATAATCTTTGGCAGATTCGCCACGATTGTTGGGATTGCCTTGATAATTCCTTCTGCTAATTTTCCAAGGAGCACAGCACCTGTGATAAGTAGTTTAGGTGCATTATCATTGATAATTCCAGCCATGTTCTCAACGATGGTCGGCACATTTTCCACCAGCGTTGGAATAGAATCAATCAGACCGTCCGCGATATTGGTAATCAAGTCAAGACCACAGTCAATCAAATTTCCTGCATTTTCCCGTATAGTTTCGGATAGATCCGAGAGCATAGGCAATGCCTTGTCCAACAATTCCGGGATTGCTGTTTCCATGCCTTGCCCGATGTTTTCTACAAGATTCACTCCTGTATCTACTAGTCCAGTAAGTCCCTCACTGCCAAGACTGACTATATTACTAAGTTTTTCGCCGATTGTTGACGCAATCGTTCCCCAGTCCGCATTTCCAAGGGAACCACTTATCATATTTACTAAGTCAAGACCCATGGAGCCGAAATCGGCTAAAGACCCTCCAATGTCGCCAAAGGTAGAGAATGCCGAGGATAAGGCGCTACTAAAATTGAAAGATGCTATCCGCTTCTTTACCGTAGTATCCAGACTATCCATCGCACCATCAACAACGCTCCCCCAATCAGTACTTGTAATCAAATTCCCGATACCTGTCACAATATTGGCGAGCAGAGGGGCAAGGTTTGCTCCAAACGTAACAACACTGTTTATGAGATTTTTCAACGGCTGTGTCATATCTCCGCCAAGGGACAACTGCCCTAAAAAGTCAGTCCATGACGACTTCATCATGCTTACTGAACCAGTCAGGGTGGTGGCCGCCTCTTTAGAGGTCGTACCCATGACGCCCATTTTGGATTGCACAACATGAATCGCTTTTACGATATTGTCATAAGACAGACTCGTGCCATCAACACTGATTCCTAACTTATTCTGCACATCTGTCATTTTAGATGCATCTGCAATAAGACGCTGCATTTCTGTTTTTGTGCCACCATAACCAAGTTTCAAATTATCAAGCATCGTATAGTTCTGCTTTGCAAATCCTTGATAGGCATTCGTTATGTTGGTCATATCCGTCCCCATCTTATTTGCATTATCTGACATGTCCCTCATCGCTACATTGGCAAGCTTTGCCGCCTGCGCTGTATCTCCGCCAACTGAAGACACCAATGAGGCTGCAAAGCTCGTTGTCTGCTCCATATACTCATTTGCTGACATGCCGACTGTCTTCCAGGCATTTGCCGCATTCTTCTTTACTGTTTTTGCCGCATTGCCAAAAAGTGTCTCTACACCGCCAAGGGATTGTTGGAGCTTGCCGCCCTCGTTAATAGATGAAGCTAAAGCTGTACCGATACCTGCAGCTGCTAAAATTTTTGTCGCTGTTGCCGCCATCCCTGACCCGAGTTTACCACCAAGACTCTTTCCACTAGAACTTACGACAGGTCCTCCGCTGCGATTAATAGCCGCTGCCATCCCATTCATAGATGGAAGAATCTGTACGTAAGCTTGTCCGATTGTTGTTCCACTCACTCCCTCATCCCCTTTCGTTGTTTTTATTCCAGTTGTCCACAAATTCCTGTGGTGTAGAAAATCCTACAGGTTCATTATCTCTTTCCCTCATGTGTTCCAGAAATAAATACGGCTTATCCGCTTCTTTTTCATCAAGAAAACCGTACCGGAACAATTTCAGTTCATCCGCGATATGTGCCACAACTAAAGAGATCGGCGGGTATGTGATTCCTATAATTTTCTGCATGATGCGTGATTCCTCTCCAAGACCGGCGGCAAGAGTAGCAATCACCTCTACCGGATAGGAGTCAAGTCCGATAACATGGTACACTTCTGCGAGATCACAGAAAAGCTCCTCTTCTCCCGCCGCAATCATCAAGGAGAGGTTAATCAGTTTTTTGTTCCTGGATCTTTGCCTGCTTCTTCAAGCATTTCAGCGATACCTTCCCCGAAAAGCTCGTCTGCATACTTTTCCTCTGTGGCATTTTCGTCACAATGATCCGCAAAGGCTTCTGCCTGTTCCGAACCAAGTATGATATCGGCAAGATTGAGCACGGCGCGGTTAGACTCATTTTTCTCCAGTTCTGTTAACAGCCGCACAGACTTCATGCTATGCAGTTTTTTGGGGTCTACCTCGTAAGCAAATCCACTCTTTGTTTTTCCTTTTAACATGTATACCCTCCCTATTTATGCCGTGAGCAGATACTCTAAGTGCGTTACTGATTTCCCGGCACTCTCAACATAAGTCGAGATACCTGTGACTGTTACGCCATATCCCACAGGTTCATCGTCTTTGTAAGTAATTGTTTCCATGCCAGATATCTTCCCGTTCGGGATAACAATCCGCTTGTTCGCAGTTCCCATGGATGTATCGATAACATAGACTCCTGCTGGTACTTCCTCTGTAGTTGCCTTGATTGTCAGTCCCGTAGCTAAATCCCCTGTAACATTGTCTGCCCCGTAAATTGCCTTCAGCACCGCAACATTTAACGATTCCAACAGTTTATAAGACCACGTATCTGTTTTGCTAGTCTGTGTGGACAAGACTACATCTCCACCCCACGCTTTTACATCCGTATTCTCTGCTGCATTCTCATTGCTCACGCCATCCTCAGAAATATATCCCAGGCATTCAAATGCCTTATCTAATGCATCTTTTGTATTTGTCGGCAAGGCAGTCCCCAATGGGGCGAAGTAGATCGCACCCTTAATATTTGGTTTTCCTGCTTGTACATTTGTAGCTGTGTTTCCCATTCTATCCCTCCTTATTTATGCGAAATATCAAAAATACATTGATAGCGGTACTGTTTTTTTCTTGTATCTGTTGCATTGTAAGCAGAAACCAGATGTGCACCGCTGATATCTGGTCTCTCGACTATGCCCGGAATAAAGTTCTGTACTTTTTCATCCAGAGCAGCCGCGCCATACAATGTTGCGGCATAACTCTGGAAAGCAATAGAGTCCGTGATAATGTAATTAGCACTTTGTCTGCCCACTCTTTCAATGCGGACGTAAGAATCTGGTTCATCTTCTGGAGATTCTGCCACAATAGGCACATCAATCAGATTCTTTAAATAATCAATCACTACAGCTTCGATAATCATTCCCTCACGCTCCTCCACGCTTTTTCCAGGATGTTCCCGTTCAAGTTTCTAAAATAGTCTTTGTCTGTGGCAGGTTTCACAATAACAGCTCCACGTTTCTGATATTGCCTTTCTTCTATGTCAAATCCTGGTCCTGCAATTTCCTGTATCTGTGTCGCATACTTGCGGCACTCAGATAAAACTTTGGGGGATTTTCTTAGTGCAGCATATCCGTTGAAATCGGCTTTAAATTTAAATCTACTCATACCGTTCCACCATCCATCTCTGATTCCATTTTCCCGGAATATTCGCATCGATTCCTTCTTTTGGCAATCCGAATACCCTCCACGACTCTCCAAAAAAGTCAACGCGGCAGTCTTTCCATGTATGATTATCACCTTTGGGAATCGCAATCTCATACACTGCCTTCTTCCCTGTGAGGTTCAACACATCCAGCACTTCGGTAGTTGCTGACGGAGCTACTAATACATTTTCTACATCAACCGGTATTTCTTTATACACAGAATGCCCGAACGGATCTGTTCCTGTTTCCTTTTTTTCATACAACGTTACCGTGATTCCTTTGATCATGATTCTCCCTCCTGTACTAAGTCGGAATATGGATTTGTGCATCCAATCCGATTTCCAACACCAAGGAGTTTTTTATCCAATTTTGTCAGATACAGCTCGCCGCTACCATTTGCATTCGTCCAAGTCTGAGAGTACACCATCGCTGATGTAGTTGCCTGTGTTGCTCCAATTGGAATCCCTTCGTCACGGCTTCCCAATATACGGATTACCATGTTGCACGATACTAATTTCTTAGCATTTTCCGAATCCTTGTCATTGTAGGCATCAATAATGACTGCCGCATCATCTAATAGAGCTTTCACATAGTCCGAATCCGTTTCTTTTACTCCGTTTCTCCTTTGGATATCCTCATATGTCGCATAAGCCATTCAATCACCTACTTTTTTGCTGTTGAGGTTTTTCGTCCTGTTGCAGCCGTCTTTTTTACCGGTTTCTTTACCGGTTCTTCTTTTGCTTCCGGTTCCTCTTCAACTAGTTGGAACATAGTGGAGTCTAACGCAACGTCAGACTCTACTACAATTTCTGTTTGTTTGTATAAATATTTCATAGTCTACCCTGCAGCTTTCATGATTTTCGTGAATGCTTTCTGGTCTAAGATTCCGATTCCATATACAATCTCTGCACGGATAGCAATCTGATTCTGTCTCTGTAAATCTCCAAGTCCATCCGGATCACCGTATTCGATCAGATGCGCTCCGATTGATCTCTGTACGCCCCATCTGAATGCATCAAACTGACCAATGATACCGAGCAGATTTGTATCTGCAGTAATTTCGTTCTTCGCGGAAACTGTATCAGATACCGATGCCTGCATTCCGGAGAAATTAGTTAAATTCTGTCCGAATCCAATTTCCGGATAGATTTTTCTGCCATTTGCATCCCTCATTGTTGAAAGACCGAATGAAAGCGTTGGATCCATCGCGATTCCGCTCGGAGTATATCCGGATGAAATGATTACTCCCGCTGCCGCTTCAATAGCTTCATCGTATTTTGTACCAGTCAGCTCTACTTTCTGAGTTGTATCAATCAATCCTTCTTTCACCAAGTCCGACACTGTTCCGGTAAGTGGATTAATTTTGTGGATGCCTACAAGATCAAGTGCTCTTCCAAGTGCGATACCTGCGTTGGATGCCAAATCCTGCAGCACGCCAATCTGAACATCTTCGTCTGCCCACTGTACCTCCTGTGAAAATCTCATAGTAACCTGCAGTTTAAACGGATTGATTGTTTTTGCCCCATAGGTTGTCGGTGTTGGGGATTTCCGTCCACCTTCACCTACCAGTTCCGCTTTTGGCGGTGCTGTTAATACCCACACCTGCTGTTTGCCAAACTTCTGTGGTCTTGCTCCGGATAATTGTGCCAGAGTAGAGCCTTTCTGTGCTTTTTCAAAAATGCCTCTTGAGATTTCAGCCGGAATCTCAAAATCTGTACTAATCAATGCTGCCATATTTTACTCTCCTTTTCCAAAAATCTGATGTGCAAATTCTCGCATTGCATCGTCATGTTCATAATGTTCTGTAATATTACCTCTGTTTCTTTTTGTTCCTGGATAACTTTTTGGTTTTGCAAATTTCAGAATTGCTTCTGCCTGTTTCTTACAGGTTTCTTCATCTTCTCCTGTAAGTAGATCCATTGGAACACTTGTGTCTTTCGCCACTTTTTCTCTCACCTGTCTAACAGTGCTTTCCTTTTTGAGTGTACTAAGTTCTGCTTGAAGCGCATCCGACCTCTCTTTTTCTTTCTGAAGCTCCGTCTTACTCTGCTCTTGATACTCATCATACTTGTTTGCTTTTTCTCTCAGGTCTTCATAATCCGCGTATTTCTGCCGTTCTCTCGCAAGGCGTCCCTCTATGATTGAATCTATTTCCGCCTGAGTAAAAGTTTTTTCATCTGCCATCGTGTTTCCCTCCTAATTGAGTAATTTTTTTAGTTAAAATCCACATTTAAGGCATGTGTTGCCATAAAAATAACACGCATCTCTGCGTGTTAGAATTATTACTTTATTCTTCTGTGTGACATATGTTAGTTATTTTTCTATACACATCTTCGTAAAGTTCCTGTTTGTCTCCGTTATAGGTATATTCGGCATAGATGCCGTCACCCGAAATTGTTGTTGATGCAAGACACTTGTAATTTTGTAATGTCTTACAAGACCAGACAATATATACATTACTGAGGTCAATCTCTACACACGCTTTGTTTTTGCGATACCATTCAACCAATTTTCTTTTGCACACTGATTCAAAGTGTGCCATTCCTGTGATGATCATGTCTTTCTCCTTTCTTGTGCCGGCACAATTATTCCACAAACATCCAATCTTCTGCGAGCATGTCTGCCTGAGATGCCGTCCAGCCCACACAGATATTGTCCTGTGCTGTTTTCAAGCAAATAGAGCTTACACATTTAAAATCTCCATTGGAAAGGCACGCTGTTAAGTCTTCACCATCCGCAATAAACAGATACATCCCCTTACCATTCCAACTGGCACGTGCAACTTTTAAGCCTCTTTTTACGTATTTAATTGCACTACCAAAGTCAAACATCGCCGTTCCGCCGAGTGCCGGACAATTCTGCTCATCCGCAAGAACCCATTCATCAGAAAACGCATTCTGAATAGTATATTCTGTGCGCTTCGTCTCACGAATGTCTAACTCCTCACCGTCTTTTGTATGCATAATAATGGTTTTCTTCGCACTGTCCCAGCACCAGTAGCCGCCCCAAGACGGTAACTTTGCCTTTGCTCCCTGTTTCATTGCCGCAAACGCTTCATTAAATCTCATGTCTTTTCCTTCCTTTCTTAAATATTATAAACAACCTTGCAGTTATTAGTTTTTCCATTTGCTAAACCATATTCAATCACAGTTGGATATCCGTTATCCTCCAACCATTCTTTTACTTTTTCTAAAACGCTGCCTTTATACTGGACTGTGACTCCATCATGTCCATTTCTGCTATATGCTGTTCTGACAATCTCGTCCGCAAATAAGTCAAGCTTCTGGATAATTGCCGATACTGCCTTATCATGTGCTTTTCCGTTGGTTGAAAGTATTCCGAGTTCTTTTGCGATGGATGTGCAGTCCCAGAGTTTGCTATCTTCTGTGATTACTGGAGAATGAACCGGATAACCATTATCTGTATAAATCCTTACCACTTCTGCAGCAATAAATTTTGCATCTACTCCTGCTTCCTGTAAGAGTCCAGTAATGTTCTTTGCCATCTGATTTACAGAAGAAAGTTTTTCCTTTTTGTTTTTCTCTGGCATTTCATAGGATCCTGTCTTGCGGATTCGTGGAAGAACATCATCTGCAACCCAATCTGAGAAACGTTCTGCGGCAGGCTGTCGGCTTTTAAAAATCAATTTATAAACGCCGCTTTCTGTAAGAAAATTCTCACCTGCATTGTTCAGTTTTCGGATGTCGGTATTGCCGATATCCGAATTTTTAAGTTTTACAACCTGCTTGTTACTCATTTTTCTAAGATTATCATTAACATTTTTGATATTTAAAACATAAGCCACGTGCCTAGGGTTAAACAACACCTGTCCCTTCCACTCAAATACTTCTACATTATTTCCTTCAAAATTCATCAAATTACTCATCGCAAAATCCTCCTTTTTTTCCAAAATTACCAACGAAATAAGACACAGCTTTTCGCTGTGCCTTTATGGTTCTTTCCGGGAGGTCAGGAGCATACCCTGACAGGAGTTCTCCCCATATTTAAAAATGAGTATAAAAATACCACCAATCATTTTCTGATCAGTGGTATTAAATACGTCCTTCCTTCTTTAATTCCTTGATTTCTTCTTCAGTAAGTTTTTTAAACTTCAACGGCTCTCGCGCCCATGCTTCCTGACGTTCTATCCAAGCACGATCATCCTCTGATAGTTTTTCTTTTTCTTCTTTCACTACAGTATTACCTCCAAAACGATTTCATTCTTCTGATTAGATATTACTCTATATAACGTATCTTTGTCAAATAAAAGTTCTCGTTGTTTTTTGAATTTGCTTAAAGGTTCAATATATCCTGCTAATGAACCTTTTTTTGCGCAAATTGTAATATTATAGTTTCTTTTCAGTGCTCCCGTCTTTACTATTGATGTGCTTAGAAACTGTCCTGGAAAAACAATATCTCCCGTTTTCATTCCTTCAAACGGATTAAATTCCATTGTTCTGTAACATATAACATCATGTCTAAGCGGATTACGCTTCAATGCTCCAGACATTGCATTCGCGTACTTGCGAAGTTTAGAATCTTCTTCTGCTTCACCACGTAACATTCTATTTAATCTTTCAAAAAATCTATTTTGCTTACCATCTACAGAATTGTAAGTATATTTTTCAAATGCGATTCGCTCAAAATCCGACAATCCATTTACCCACTGTGTAGTATCTCTTCGCATAATCTCAACAATTTCATTGCTTTTAAGTGGGTTGAAGTTCTTAATTTTTGTCATATATTTCTTTTCTGCATACAATTCCCGTTTTCTCGCATTAATAGCATCCTTATTTTCCTTATATCGTATTCTCCGCATGGCATTGATGTCTCCACCAGCGTTATTATATTCTTCCAGGTACTTATCCGGATCATATCCGGCCACTGTGCTTTTTCCATCAAACCGCACTGCATACTCACAGTCACAATGAGCATGGATATGTTCGGCATGTCCATTTCTAAGTGCTTTCTTGGACATATACTGCCATCCTCTGGATGCTAACGTAATGCAAAACGCACATGTGTCCCCATGCGGTATCCAGGCGAATTGTGCACCATCTCGCATAGCGTTTTTCAAAGTAGTATCAGCTCCGACCTGTTTTACCAGCCTCGCCACTGTTGCCGGAACATTCATCTGAGACTGTTTCATTGTTCCATGAACTGCTTTTGCTACTTCTCCATATTCCGGAAGATCTGCAATTTCCGCTGTCGGGACAACTACTCCCTGTGCCGCTGCTGTAGCTTCGTACATCTTACAAGACAGGGAGCCGATAGCCTGTCCGTAACGCTGTGACAATGCAAATGCGTAATCTAAAAGAGCTTTATCATCTTCAAAACCATGTTTCTGAACATATGCCTGCATCAGGTCTGCTGCCTTTTGACTAATCTGTGACATCTTCGTTATGTATTTCAGCCACGCTTTCTTCGTTATCTGCATTTCCAAATTCCTCCGTCAAGATGCTATCACCCTTCGCTCTCTGCTCCTGTGCTTTAATCCTGCGGATATCCGCCTGATCAAATCCAATCATCTCAAGAAACACATCTGTTTGGGCGAAGCCTTCTCTTGCTGTGGCAATCTTTAATGCCGCATCCGTTGTGGATGCTACACTGGGCATTGCTGGATTCTTGAAGTGCGGGATTATTCCTTGGTTGTTTTCCTGTAGTTTTTCCGGGATAGTTCCCAGTTCGACAGCTAGAGCTATCCTTGCTATCCGTTTCAAAGCATCTCCATTCCCCTCATTGAGTTGTTCCGCTAAAAGGACCAGTGTTTGTGACTGAGCTAAGATTGCCTCGCTGGATGTTGGGTTCGCATCATTAACTACTCCGGTATCTGTTACCGTCAGACCTGTTGCAGCAGAAAACTGCGTAGCCAGCATACGGAGCATCTGTACATGAGGCTCGATGGAGCCTTGCGAAAGCTGTCCAAATTCCGGTTTTTCTCCTGTGTCTGGATTAATCGTGGAATACAGGATGCTGCCAACATATTGTTTAAACTTCTGACTTACCAACGCATCATACTGATCATCTGAGACACCGAGCAAGTATTTCTGTGGGGATGTAGCGAATTCTAACCCAATAGTGGCATTTGCTACTGTCCGTATATAGCCTTGTATTAGATTGCGGATTGGTTTCTTGAGTCGTGACTGCCCGAAAGGTTTGTCATGTGTTGCATCCCAAACGAGAGCTACCATGAGCGGTTCCCCGAAATCGTGTAACGTTCCAACAGCAGTCCATGCGCCTCCTGTCCTGTCTAATTCCCATATATCTGTATCCGTGTAAAAGGTCACATGCTCCGGGGTCCATGCAATGTCCGATTCATCTTTCCGGGTATCTTCAAATGCAAACCCATACCGTATGCGTCCTTTTTCAGCATTCCAATGAGCCACAGCGCAATTAGGGGAATAAAAATGTATCCTTGCATCACCTTCCATACCAGAAACGGCAGCAAAAGCACATCCGTATTTCAATTCTTCCCTGACCGCCTTGTTGTACTCTGCGATTAAGTGATTCCGTTCCATGACAGGTTCCATATTTTCTGACATGATGCCATTTTCTGTGACAAAACCATCAAACATAGAACGAGATGCCAAAACATCCACTGTTTTTGCACCCCATGCGCATCCAATTTTCAATCTTTGCAAGCCGTATGGTAATGCAATGCCAAGATTGATCTCTTGTAATGTAACATCTCCTTCGTAATATCTTTGTTTTACTGCATTAGAAGTCTGATAATATGTAAATGTTTTCTGTAATTCATTCAGCCATTGCTGTTCATCCGGCGGTAAGCCTGACACTGTTCCAAAATTCAAATTTACCATTTAACCTATCCTCATTTTTCTGTTTGGATTCCTTTTTGATGTCCGGCATCCCCATAAGGCCAATGCAGCTGCCTCGATCGGTGCAGAATCATCACCACCAAAACCCCAGCCTCCGGAGATTGGGCGCCTCACTGTAGTCGTGGCGGATTCATCCAATATTTCCTGATACCGATACCAGGAAACTGTCTGTTCATTGATTTCCTGTACTAACTGACTGGCAGCAGCAACTACATCTTTCCCTGTTGGCCGAACAATAGAGCTTTTTAATTTCCATGTATCTTTAATCTTGCCAATTAAAAAGTCTACACCATTTTTTCCGTCAATCACCACACAAGAAGCCTTTTTATATCTTTCATTCAGCCAGTCCGCAAGCCATTGTATGCCGTGAGCAGTCGTTTTCATCTCAATCAAGGAAATCCTTGCCGCTCCATCTTCGGAACATACTGCACCACACAGAGCGACCATGGCACCATCTGGAGTAAATTTAATACCGTAAGCTGTCTTTCCTTCGGGCTTTTTCTGATCAGATGCACATGATGCCCATTTTGTTTTATCAATCGCCCAATCCTGTGCGTTATTAATCGGGCTCCACCAACCAAGCCGTTCTCTGGCAAATGTGTCTTCGTCCATCTGTTCCCACTCCGCTTTGATTGTACCTAATTGCATTCTCTTTCCCAGTGCGGGATTAGATGAAGCCCAACGACTCTTATCTGATGTGTCTCCAATTTCTTTCACAGAATATTCTGTCCATGCAGTTGAATCACTCTCACCACTTAATGCCCTTTCTCGGATTTTCCGGAAAACGGTCCCTGTACAATTTTCATCAGGAGGTGTTCCCAAATAAATTGTCTGTGGATTCCTTGAAGCAGAGATTGCTGGAAGGAAAGAAGCCTGCTGTTCATTGGTAAGCTCCTGCGCTTCATCAAATATTAGACAATCCCCATGCAATCCTCGCCCGCCATTTCTTGTCCTTGCTACAAATTGCACGCGTCCGCCATTCTTTAGTATGATCTGTTCTCGTCCAAGTGCGCATTTAATTTCTTTCACGTATTTCACCAATCCTCGGGATTCAAAGAGTCCCTTTAACTCCATGAATGTTTCTGTTGCAGTTTTTTGCAGATGTGCCGTATAGATTGCCCACTCAGAAAACATTATCATGCCACTGGCAATTCTGCCGGAAGTAATCAGGGTTTTCCCGTTCTGACGAGGAACAGAAATACCGCATGTAGGAGCCGACCATGCATCATGCTGTGTCCTGCCCATCCAGTCATGAAGCACGTTTCCCTGCCAAGGGTCAACAGTGAGTCTCCCTGCTTTCAAAATCTTAGCCGCATCATTCCCGTCCGTATATTCACTTTCTGGTACAATTCTAACGGATGGTACTTGGCTTCCCATCAGCTTCTCGCGCTGATAAGATTTCTCCAATCTCGTCATCGGTCTCACCTACTCCCTGTATCTCTTCAATCTCTTTTATTGTTTCCCTGTACTGTTTTGCAAGTG